TGCCCCAGCGGGTGACAGCCTCATGACGCGAGCGCTTCGTTGCGGCGTAGCCGAAGCACTCGACGTGCAGGGTGGCGCCCTCTTGGTTGAAGCCGAGGTGGTCGTAGAGGTAGGCGTCGAAGGTGTCGACGGCATAGCGGTCGAGGCTGGGGATGCAGCCCTCGTGGGTGCAGATCGCGTCGACGTCGACGTATCCGATCGCCTGCCAGTCGCCGCCGCCTACCCGAGCCAGGATGTGCATGATGCCGGTGCCGCCGATGCTCAGGGGCTCGTCTCGCTCAATCTTGCCGAACTTGATCTGGGTGCGTGCGTTGCTCATCTTCGTCTCCGTCTCAGGCCCCCTCCGAGAAGGTCGAGAGGAGGCTGTCGGAGTGCTCGGGGTGGATGTAGACAGCGTCACAGTCGAAGAGTTCGGCCATCTGCCCGAGCCGGGAGGAGACACCCGCGGCGACTGCGTGGGAGTCGAACCAGATGATTGACCCCTGGTCATCGTCGGAGTCGATGGGGAGGGTCACGCGCCCTCCGTGGATGTTGATCATCTCGGCGAGGTACTCGCTGGGAGACTGGAGGGCTTCGGTCTGGGGGGTCGTGGTTCGCATCGTTTCGTTCCTTTCGGTTGTTTCCTTCGCACCCCCACCCTCCCTCTATAAAGGGCGAAAAGGAACCAAACAGCACGAAGATTTACAATAACTTGACAGAAAAGACGTGTTTTCAGCCTCTACGGGCTCGGATCTCCGCCCAATAGTCCTGCGCTGCCTGGATGGGACCGACCTGTTCGGCTCGGTTAGCGATCCACTGTCGATGCGTGTCAGGGAGCATCACCGGGGGCTGGGCGTATGACCATCCAGGACGGCCCAGGAAGCCCTCGACATCGGGCTGGCTGCCGAGGGCTCTGTTTTGTTTCCAGTAGTCCCCAGAGGGGCACGAGCAGCGGACGCAGTAGTCCATGCCGTCAGGGCTCCTCATCGAGACTCGCCCAGCTGAGCACCTGTGCCCGCATGACAGGTTCTCGGGGGGGCCGTCAGCCCCTGCCGTCGCTTTGTTCTGGTGTCTCCGGTGTACCCGGAGCACATCATCCGGGGTGATGTGTCCCCACCCCCTGCCAGCTTCGAGCTTTTCAGCGTGCTCCTGGCGAGCCTGCCTGAGCCTCTGGTCCAGGACCTCAAGGGGGACCTTTTCCAGCTCCCTGAGCCATACGGCTACGAGGTCGGAGTTCGGGGCTCCTCCTCTTGAGATCGCTGACAGGTGCAGCCGGATAGCCTCGATTCTCTTCGTCGCTTCCATCGTTCCTCCTAGATCACGGACAGCCGTGCTGAGTTGTGGGATCCACGGGTCCATACGAACCACGCGTAGTCGCATGCGTCGGTCTTCCCGTTCCCGGTAAACGAGGGCCTCCGAGAGAGCACGAGGACCCTTTCCAGGGGGGAGCCGGCCCCGACGATGTCCTGTCTTTTCCGGGATGAGCCGAGGAAGTTGAGGCGAAGCAAGAACGCCACTTTCCCGGTCGGCGGGATGATCTTGAGGGCTGCACGCACGAAGTCGGCAGCCTGCCGATAGGGGGGATTGCCTACGACCGCTTGAACCCGTGGGGAGCCGGTCCACTGCTCCGCATAGCTGAGGAAGTCACCCTCGATGACCTGGAGGCCCCCTCTGCGTGCAGCGGCGGCTCGGGTGGGGTCCAGCTCAACGCCCAGGAAGCTCCCAGGAGGGGGGAGGCAGTCCCTGAGGGCCCGGAGGATGGCTCCATCTCCGCAGCCTGGATCGAGGAAGGTCGGCAGCTCCCCGGCTTCACTGAACAGGGGGGCGAGCCATTCTCTTCGGATGAGGGCCTCGACGCACCACCGTGGAGTTCGATAGTGGTCGAGGGGGACTCTCGCTGCCCCCCTTTTAGTCGCACTCACAGGTTCGCCCCGAGGCTCCTGGCTTTCCTGAGGACCTCCTCGTCGGACTGCCCAGCTCGTGGGGGGGGGCCTCCCCGGTCCTGGGCTCTCCGGTACCACCCGGAGAGGAAGCGTCGGATCTGATACTTCCTCCTGGATGGCTGGGAGGCTTCCCAGGCCAGGGCAGAGCGAGTCTCGGACAGGATGTCAACTGCCGGATAGGCGTCCCGTTGGATCTTAGCCCAGGCAGCTAGAGCGTCGATCCTCCCCAGCGTGGGGGGGCGCTTGTCGTGGGCACGGGGGGAGCCGGGACCCCAGGAGGAGAGCAGGAGCGAGCAGATCGCATCGACCTCAGGATCACCAGTAGGGGAGAACCCTTGATCCTTCTTCTTCTCATCCTGAGGAGAGGGGCTCCCCCTCTCCTCCTCCGTATTCCGCATTCTGCATTCCGTATTCTGTATATGGAAACCTTCGGCAGTCCTTTGGTTGTCCTTTGGTTGTCCTTTGGTTGTCCACAGGTCCTCAGGGGGCTCCGGGCACTTCGAGTCGGCCTCGTTCCGGTGGGGTCGCTGCCATGTGGTGAAGCCAGGGAGATAGGCGAAGAGCCTGCCGTTGACGAGGTAGAACCGGACGAATCCAGCCTTCTCAAGTTCTGATGCGAGGATCTGGACATTTGTCTCGGGCTCGTGGGGGAAGGACTCCGAGAGGACCCGGATGTCGATCCACCGAATCCGGCCCTCCCTGTCAGCCTGCGTCCACAGGCTGATGAACAGCAGGCGAGCCCTGGGCGAGCACTTCGCCAGCCCCTCGTGGAGGAAGAAAGCCGGATTGATCATTCGGACTCGCGCCACGCTACTCCGCCCCATCCAGGTCGCAGACCTCAGGGCCGACATTCCTGCGGGCTTCCTGCTCCACCCACGAGATCAGATCCTGCCGCCTGAACCTCCAGCGAGGCCCGATTCGGAAGGCTGCCACAGCCCCCGCAGAGGCGAGATCGCGTAGCTTCGCAGGGCTCATCCTCAGGAGCTTCGCCCCCTCATTCGTGGTCAGGATCTCAAGGGGGGCTCGTTCACTGGTCATGCTCATCCTCCTGGTGCGGCGTTGCTTGCGGTTTCAGCCGGTGTTATACGATACCCCGTGACCCCTAAGGGAACGAGGAGGGCGACCACCTTACCACCCGCAACGCAAGATGATGAAAGCTAATCAAACGATGCAGCATCTGGCGAAAAAGAAGGGGGGCAGGGTCCTTGTCACCGGAGGTGCCGGCTTCATCGGAAGTCACCTCGTGGATCTGCTGCTAGATGAGGGGCTGGAGGTCCACGTCCTCGATGATCTGAGTTCGGGGAAGCTTGACAACATCGACAGCAGGGCTGCCTTTTTCCCTGGGGACATCGGCAGCCCGAAGGATGTCCAGTACGCAGCCAGTGGGGCGGGTGTCGTCTTCCATCTGGCGGCGAAAACATCAGTGCCCCGCTCAGTGGACTATCCCGAGGAGTCCTTCGCCGCCAACGTGGCCGGGACTATCAACGTCCTGAGGGCAGCCCAGGAGGTCGGCGCGCGGGTCGTGTTCGCATCATCATCCTCCGTCTATGGGGAGCCTCCAGCTGATGGCTCCCCCTTCCTTGAGGGGGACCGGACAGCCCCCGAGAGCCCCTATGCGATTACGAAGCTGACCGGAGAGCACCTCTGCCGGGTCTGGGAACGCTGCCACGGTGTCCCCTCTGTCTCGCTTCGGCTGTTCAACGTGTATGGGCCTCGATGTGCGGCGGATGGCCCGTATGGGCTCGTGATCCCCCGCTTCATCGCTGGCCTTTCGGGGGAGGGCTCAGCCCCTGTGGTCTACGGGGATGGGGCACAGGTGCGGGACTTCGTCCATGTGGCCGATGTCGCCCGCGCATTCCTGGCAGCCTCCCAGACCGACCGGAGCGGAGCGGTCATAAACGTGGGAAGCGGCGCGGCTGTCTCCGTGCTCAGCGTCCTCGATGCAGTGGCTGAGGGGCTGGGCGTGGAGGCCAGGGCTGAGCGGCTCCCCCCTCGCCCAGGCGACCCCAGAGCCACGCTTGCAAACATCGACCTCGCCAGCTCGACGCTGGGGTGGAGGCCGCGTGTCGGTTTCCATCAAGGGGTCGCAGACCTATGTCGGAGGACAGCATGAGCGCACTGGAGACAGCAGCAACATGGGAGGACATCGAGAGCCTCGTTCCCTGGGAGGACAACCCCCGGATGAACGACGCCGCAGTCCCCCAGGTCCAGGAGAGCATTCGCCGCTTCGGCTTCGGGGCTCCGATAGTCGCTCGCGAGGCTGACAGGGTCGTTATCGCTGGGCATACCCGCCTGAGGGCGGCGAAGCTCCTGGGGCTCGACCGAGTGCCGGTCAGGTTCCTGCCGCTTGACCCCGCTGACGCGAAGCTGCTCGCCCTGGCTGATAACAAAACCGGCGAGACTGCCGAGTGGGACGACGGCGCTCTGACAGACATCCTGAGGGGGCTGAGGGAGGACAACCCCGAGATGAGCCTCGACCTCGGGATGGGGTGGGGCGAGGGCGAGCTGGAGGCTCTGCTCGATGGAGATCCTTTCGGCCAGGGGGCGATCTACACGGCGAAGGTCGAGTCGCCCATCTACGAGCCGACCGGGGAATGCCCAGACGAGGCCGACCTGTATGACACCGAGAAGCGGGATGAGCTGCTGACTCGCATCCGGTCGGTAAACCTCCCCCCGGATGTCCGAGGGTTCCTGGAGGCTGCGGCGTGGAGGCACACCGGCTTTCGCTATGACCGCATCGCCGAATACTACGCCCACGCGCCCGCTGAGGTTCAGGAGCTGATGGAGGCGAGCGCCCTCGTGATCATGGACTTCGACCGAGCCGTTGAGCTGGGCTTCGTCAGGCTCTCGAAGGATCTGGCGGAAGCCTACAAGGACGACCACGATGAGGGCTGATTTCGCCGCCCTCATCCTGACCCACGGGCGACCCGACAACGTCCTGACCTACGAGACACTTCGCCGCCAGGGATACACGGGGAAGATCATCATCGTCATCGACAACGAGGATGCCAGGGGGGATGAGTACCAGGAGAGGTTCTGCGGGCTGGATGGGGTGGAGGTCTACTGCTTCGACAAGCTCGCCGTGTCGGAAACATTCGACACGGCCGACAATCAGCAGGACCGGCGAACCATCGTGTACGCCCGAAACGCCAGCTTCGACATCGCTCGGCAGCTGGGCTTTCGGTACTTCCTCCAGCTCGATGACGACTACACGAGCTTCGACTGGAGATTCACCGACAAGCTTGAGTTCGCCCAGGCCTCCCACTGGAGGGAGGCGGAACGCTCGGGATGGTTCACGGATGACCTCGACCGGATGTTCACAATCTTCGTTGACTTCCTGGCTGGAGCCCCCTCGGTGAGGACCATCGCGATGGCTCAGAATGGAGACTTCATCGGAGGCCCCCACGGGCGGTTCGGGACGAAGGTGACGCTGTGGCGCAAGGCGATGAACAGCTTTTTTTGCGATGTGGACCGACCTATCAACTTCGTCGGCCGCATTAACGAGGACGTGAATACCTACACCTGGAGGGCTACCACCGGGACACTCATGCTCACGAGCAACCTCGTCGCCATATCTCAGGCCCAAACGCAGCAGTCGGAAGGCGGCATGAGCGATGTCTACCTCGGCCTCGGGACATACACGAAGTCGATGTATACGGTCCTGTTCCATCCCTCTGGAGCGAGGGTCCGCATGATGATTAGTCGCCACAGGCGGCTGCACCACGCTGTCGACTGGAAGAGGACGACCCCGAAGATCCTCAGCGAGTCTCTTCGGAAGCCCAGATGAGCGCCCCGGCAGCGGCTGAGGTGCTCCAGGTGTCCACGGACTGGTCGGTGACCATCCCAGGACCCCCTATCGGCAAGGGGAGGCCCAGGGCTACCGTCCGAGGGGGACAGGTCCGCACTTTCACCCCGAAGCGGACTGCTCAGTGGGAAGCGAGAGCTGCGGTGGTCCTCCGGGATGCGTGGGGGGAGAGGCCCCCCCTTGCCGGTCCTGTGGAGGTTCAGATCCTCGCCCGCTTCCCCAGGCCACAGCGGATGATCTGGAAGCGGAAGCCGATGCCCGAGGCCCCCCACATCTCCACGCCAGATGCGGATAACGTCATCAAGGCCGTGCTCGATGCAGCCGAGAAGGCTGGGGTCGTGCGAAACGACCGCATCATCTGGTCGGTGTCGATTCGGAAGGTCTACACATCAGGGGAGGGCTACCCCTCAACGGTCCTTCGGCTGAGGTGCAGCGATGACCCCGGCTGAGGTCCTCAACATCCTCGCGGAGGCGAACCCCGAAGCCCTCCTCCTGGAGCCCCGGCTTACCTATGACTGCGCCCTGGTCGGCGTGACGACTGAGCCCGAGGACGGATGGCAGAGGGAGAGCAAGGCCGCTGTGGCGGTTTACAGCGCAGAGCTGTGCATCGAGTCCCTGATGCTGGTGGAGGGTGCCAGCTACGAGGACGCCGCCGACTGGTTCGGATTCAATACGGCCAGTGCGTGGGCTGGAGAGGGAACCCCGACCTTCGTCTACAGCGAGGCAGACTGACCCTCGACGCCACCGGGGTCGCTGCTACGGTGGAGACAGGATCCCGCCCTTATAGGAGGCCACTTGACCACGAAAGCTGAACGATATCGGAGGATTGCGCTGCTTGAGCGTGCGATCTCCGAGCGAGGCTGGAGCCTCCAGCTGGAGCGGGTCATGGCGGCCGAGTTCGGGGTGAACAGGCGCACCGTCAGGCGATACCGGGAGGACCTCATCCAGGGCTACCGGAGGGAGCTTGAGGGCCAGGAGCTGGAAGACGCCAGGGCTGAGTTCGTGGGCAGGCTGAGGGGGCACCAGAGGACAGCCCTCGCGGCAGGCAGGCTCGGACCACTCGCCTCGATGCTTAACCTGGAGATGAGGATCCTCGGCATTGACAGGACCGACTCGACATCTGGTCCGTCTAGTGTCGAAGTGGTCCTCCGCATCCCTGAGGTGAACAGCAGTGACGGCGACTCTTGAGGTCCCATACATCCCCTTCGGGGCTCAGCTCGACGCCCACATGGCCGCAGAGGACACCGTCCTGCTCGCGGGAGGGTGGGGCTCGGGCAAAACGTGGTGGTTGCTAGCCGAGGCCCTGCGGTCAGCCGCGATGAACCCTGGCAGGGCTGGGGTGATTGTCAGCCCGACATACCCGCTCCAGCGGAGGACCATCTACCGGGCAGTCGTGGATATGTTCCCAGGTGCCACCCGCTGGCCGGCAGGCAGGGCGAACGCTCGGCAGTGCCTCGGGCCACTGGTAAAGGACTGGAGTGCTCAGGACCGCATCCTGAGGATGTGGAACGACTCGGAGATTGTCTTCGCCTCAGCTGAGGACCCCGGCTCCCTGGAGGGGGCGACCTACGCCTGGGCCTGCCTGGACGAGCCCAGGCTCATCAGGCATGACGCCTGGAGGATCCTCAACTCTCGGGTGCGTGACCCCTCCTCGGTCAAGCTCCGTCGTGCCATCGCTGGCGTCCCCTCGATGGGCTGGATGTATGAGGAGTTCGGCCGACCCCTCCCCGGCCGCAGGACGGTCAGAGCCTCGACAGCCGACAACCCTCATCTGCCAGCGGGCTACGCGGAGCACCTGAACCTGTCGGACAGGCTCGCCAGGGCATACCTGCACGGCGAATTCGTGGTGCTCCAGGGAGTGGTCTACTGGTCATATTCAGAGCAGAGCCTCGTGGATGTGGAGCCCGACCCCTCAAGGCCGACCTACGGCTTCCTCGACTTCGGCGGGAGGAAGCCATATTTCGGGGTCATCCAGGATGTCGAGGGCATCGGGGAGGTCGTGGTCGATGAGGTCGTGCAGAGCGATGTCCTGGAGGCAGCCTACGCCAGGGACATCACGGCACACCTGAGCAGCCTGGGCCTGACGATGCTGGACTGCTATGTGGACCCTGCCGGGAAGGCGAGGAATGCCCAAACGGGGCTCTCGTCGCTTCGGATCTTCGAGGATGCATTCAAGGCAGGAGGGGTCCTGTCAGGTCGGATGGAGTATCCGAGGGGACCTATCGAGAGGCACATCCCGAACGGGGTGGAGGCCACTCGGGCTCGCTTCGAGGCCCATGACGGCAAGCGGAGGCTATTCGTCGCCAGGAGGTTGACGGAGCAGTCACGGACCTCTCGCTATCCGGCTGGGGTCCTGGGGATCCATGCTTCCCTGATGGGCTACCGCTACCCCGAGAGGAAGCCCACCGACAGCAAGCCCCTCAAGGATGGGATCCATGACCACGCCTGCGATGCCCTGCGCTATTACGTGGTCAGCCGGCATGGCGTGGTGGAGGCCCCCGACATCGCCGCGATGAACGAGATGTCGACCAGTCCCTCCCTCGCGGGGTACGGTGGGCACGACCTCAGAGGAGACTTCTAAGTGACCACGACACCCTGGGCTCGATTCGGCTCGATTCTCGTTCCCCAGTCGGCAGCCGAGGAGGCTCAGCAGGCTGGCTCCGCTGTCCAGGTCTACCCCGATGGGATGGAGGCTCTCTCGTGGTATCTGCCCGTGAAGGGCGACAGCGGTCCTGGTGCGATGCGCCGCCAGATGAGCTACACCGGCATCGACCCCGTCTCGGGGGTCATCGACCAGCTCGACCACAATCGGGACCTCCCCCCCAGGGTCTGGCGGGGGGATGACAGCACCCCTGGAGTGGTCGACCAGATGGTTCGCGAGGACCCGGTCGCGAAGGCGCTCAAGCTCGCATGGACGCTGCCCATCATCAGGTCCGACTGGACCGTTGAGCCGGGGGGCGAGGACCGGGCTGACCTGGAGATCGCCGAGTTCGTGAAGGCGAACCTGTGGCACCTGATGCGGGGAGGCTGGCAGTCCTTCGTGGAGCAGGCCAGCTCGATGGTCTGGCGGGGGCTGGCCCTGTTCGAGGTCGTGGCTCGTTTCGACAAGGGGCTCGACTCGACCATCGTGGATGAGCTGAGCCCGATTCTCCCCAGGACAATCAACTCGTGGGTTCGCTACGACGACGGGCTCTGGGGCATCCAGCAATATCAGTACATGGGCGACGATATGGTCGGGGGCAAGAAGGTCCCCGGCTCAAGTGGCCCGGTGAACCTCGCACCCGAGAAGATCCTCCGCTTCACCTGGGACAGTGACGGGGGAGCCCCTGAGGGTGTCTCCATCCTGCGGCCCTGCTACGGGGGCTGGAAGAGTCGCCGCCTGTATCTCAAGCTGGAGGCGGCAGGGTACGAGCGGGGGGCATTCGGCATCCCGTATGTCGAGGTGGACCCCACAGCCAGGACGGGCGACAGCGCCGTCGTCAACGAAATCCTCCGAGAGCTGAGGACAGGGGCGAGAGCCTGGGCGAGCTTCCCTCCAGGATATCGGCTGCACTTCGCCGACTTCCCGATGAAGGGGTCGGACATCAGGGAGGCCAGGGTCGCCGCAGGGCAAGATATGGCTCGGGCTGCCCTGGCCCCGTTCCTGTTCACAGGCGAGAAGGCTGGAGCGTTCAGCCTCATCAAGGGCCAGCAAGACTTCTTCCAGCTCGCTCTCCAGGCTGCCGCCGATGGCATATCAGCCACCCTGTCCGAGGGACCGAGAAGCCTTATCAAGCGTCTGGTCGACTGGAACTTCCCGAATGTCAAGCAATACCCGAGGGTCGTTCCTGGCTCCATCAGTCTGGGCGACCCGACTGGTCTGGTGACAGCCATCAAGACAGCAACCGAGGCCGGGATGCTCTCCCCCGACGAGGGGCTGGAGGAGTCCGTCAGGTCGGCGCTGGGGCTTCCCGAGATGCCCGAGGCCACTCTTGAGCAGTGGAGGGCTGGGCACACGCAGCAGGGGGCCGAGATAGAGCGACCAGAGGGGCCGGCAGAGGAGCCGGAAGCAGCCCCCAGGGCTCCAGCCACCCCAGAGCTGCCCGAATCGTCTGATGATGACCAGAGCGACTCGGAGGCTGAGGTCGAGGGGCTGGCCGAGCGGTACTCCCTGGAGGACCCGACAGCCCGGTCCGGTCGGCCACTGAGGGCCGAGGAGACTGTGGTTCGACTGGATGAGACGCTAGCCCCGATGGTCGGAACAAAGGAAGCCATCGCCAGGGCGGTCAAGGTATGGCGGGACGCTATCGCTCCCATCTATGCCGACCGGCTCGCGAAGGCTGGGGACCTCAGCAAGATGCGGACGGTCCAGGTGCCCGACCAGGGGAAGCTCGTGCAGCTCCTCCAGGTCGAGCTTCGCAGGGCCTACAGGGCAGGCAGGGAGTCAGTCCGTTCGGAGGTCGAGCGTATCGAGGCCGACCCTGAGCTGGCACAGCAGATCGCAGAGGGTGATGTCGAGGTCACGCGGGATGAGGTCATCGTGGATGGCGAGGTCCTGTCAGGACAGATGCACCTCCCGGGCTGCCCCTGTGGAGAGCACGGCTCAGGGATGCTGGCTGCCCTGACGGAGCTGATGGCGAACGGGAACAGTGGTCGCCCGGTCAAGCGGCGCAAGGTCCGTGCCCCGAAGCCGAAGGCAGACGGAAGCTCCGCAGCTGATGACATCGACCCGGAGAGGATGATCCGAGCCATCGCTGAAACAACCACCGACAGGGCTGCCGACCGCATTCAGAATGACTCGATGACCGCTGTTCAGGCTGCCAGCCTGGGCGGGGAGCTGCCGAAGGATGACATCGTGGAGATCGTGCGAGGCTCCCTGGTCGGGCTCTCCATCGGTCAGGACATCGTCCAGGCGCAGCGCGATGTGAATACCGTCTTCGGGGTCGGTCGCATCCAGGAGGCCAGGGCTGAGGATGTTGAATACGGGATCTATTCCACGATGCTGGAGTCCGAGACTTGTCCAGCCTGCGAAATCAAGGATGGGGTCGACTTCCCCATCAGCCAGCTCGATGAGTACGCCACTCCGAACCCGGAGTGTCTCGGTGGCGACCTGTGTAACTGCATCATCCTCTTCGTGCCGAAGCG